ATATCCTCGAACGAATATATCTTTTGGTGATGGAAGAAGACCGGCTTCGTCCGGAGGTTATTCCTAATGCCCGCTGCTCTGCAGTAGGGTCGTTGGAAAAGGCGCTGAAAACTGCGCGTGCTGTGCTCTGTCTAGAATTCCATGGAATTCCGGAGCACGTTTACTTACCTTCTGGTAAGCGCACGTGTGCTTCCCTGCGCACCTCTTGGGATCGTTGGATCAAGTTATGCCTGGAACGGTATAGCAGGCACTCTAGGTTTGGGAGTAGGCTTAGGTTGGCCCTCAAATCGACTAAGCGCATTTTCGATGCGCCTTGTAAGGAGTGTGACCGTGGTCTGGCGAGTCAGGCGGCAACGGAGTGGAAGAGACATGTCGCCCGCGACGTGCCACGAAGTTGCCTCCCAGGCGTGGATGATCTCAGTGAACTGCGGAAGGCAGTGAGAGAAAATCTTTCCGGCTGGGGTAGGCGGTTGGAGAAAGAGAGGATGGCTGAAGGGAGAGAGCCATTTCTTGGTGAGTACATTCCTGACCAGCAGGGCTGTTATGAGGTTGCCCGTAGGGACGGTGGTACGCTCGCGTGTGGCGTGGCTGATTACTCCGGTGATTGGTCTGCTGTGCGTTTGGGCGTTGCCAAAACGAAAGGCAAGTTTAGGGCTGTAACTATGCAGTCCGCAGAGGTCAAGCGCGTGTTGACTCCTGTTCATAACGCTCTCTACGATCACATTACCTCCTTCGGGTGGTGTGTCCGTGGGGATGTTACTAAGGGGGACTTTGAGGCTGTCGCTGGGGACAGGCGTGAAGGTGAGCTCTATATCAGTGGCGACTACTCGGCCGCTACTGATAACATCTACCTTCCGGCTGTCTCTGTCATAGTGAGCGAGATCTCGAGGAGCCCGGAGCTGTCGGAGAAGGAGAGGAGTGTTTTGCTCGGAAGTTTCGATAACCTCCGTTACAAAACCAGCACCGGTCCTATAGATAAACACTATAGGATTAAGAGAGGTTCTATGATGGGTAACCTAATCAGTTTTCCCATTCTGTGCCTCCTCAATAAGTGCTGTTTTGACATCGCCTGCGATGTTCGTGACGGTAGTGACAGGAGCCGCGTGGGCAGGTTCAACGGTGATGATTGTATCTTTTGTGGTGATGAGGACTTCTACCGAGTTTGGAAGTCTGTCACCTCGAGATACGGCTTCATCGTTAATGAAGAAAAAACAGATCGTAGCAGGCGCTGGATTGACCTAAATAGTCAGACCTTCGATGCCCGAGGCCACCGTATGGTAGCCAAAGCGACTCTGGGATTTCTTCGTCCTGCTCGTACGGAACCGAGTGAGTTGCTTGCGGAAGTAGTCCGCGGTCTCGTTGGGTTTTCCCAGCGCAATGTCCTTATGGTCATTGTGATGCTTAGGCACGAGATTTCCCTTAGGGGAGTCTTGAGCAGTCTCGGTTGCTTGAGTCGCTGGACGCGGATGCAACTTGTCCGGAAGCGATGGTTCCGGGACGCCGCCATTATGGGCGGCGCCCCAACCCAAGAGAAAGGCTGTCGGAGGTCGGTCGAGGTGATTGTCGGCCGACCTCCGAGGGAGAGGTTCTACGGTATTGTTACCTCTGCTAGCGCCAGGCTGCAGAGAGAGAATACAAATGAGTGGATTGGAAGGAGGGTTCGCCCTCTGGAAAAGAAGCTCGATAGGGAAGCCTACTTTAAGGCCCGTAGATCTATTCACCCTATTTCTTCTTGTCGCAGATTCAGATGGTGCGGGTACCGTTGGGCCTTTGTTTGGCCGAAGATTCTTCACGAGCTCTGGAAGGATCTTCCCATCTTCGATGATGGGCTCAGTACCTGGCGTGGAGAGCATCCGTTCCTCGTTGTCCGCCCGCGGATTATCGAGGAACGCCGTCCATATCTGCACCTCTTTCCCCCTCCGGTTAGTCTGCTCATGGGTGCAGATAACCTTCCGCGCTGGATCTAACCTGTAGACAGCGTGCTCCCTGTAACTGGGAGAGATTAGTTCAAGGAAAGACTGGGGAGCGAGCAGATCTCGTCTGACGCTCAAACTCAGACCACGAGCCTGGGAAGCGGCTTAACGCGCCGTGGAGGGGCCCTCACGTTATAAAACGAGGGCGTATTCAGCATATTTTCCTACCCCATTTGAGGGGCGCTTGGCTCCGATAGACCCTTCGCGGGGTCCCTGTCGTTCTCGAAGGCGGGCTGTCTACGCGCATGTTCTTTAGTCAAGGTTAGCCCTTGGAGTTCTCTGTGCGTTAGTGGATGGATCTAGGTATTGTTGGATACAAGACTGGTATCCTCAGTGCGGAATTGAGCTGGTTTCGAAAATGAGAAACCAGTCTCCGAGTGTTCACCACCTTGTGTGGGAGTTGGGTCTTCCAGCCCGACGGGATGTCTGCTACC